AATTCTACCTCTGCCTTTTCTTTTGATGTTCTTGCGTTTAGTTCATCAATTTCTTTTATTCTTTGTTCTAAAGCATCCGACTGTTCTTTGGCTTTCTTTATAGCTATGGTTTCTATTATAGCTGCTACATCAGGATAATCTTTTGCCCATATTTCTATTTCAGCTTCCGTTTTAGGTAACTTAATTTCTTTTTTAGTTGCTTGTTCTAATTGAGATTTTAAATCATCTAATTGTTTTTGAAACTGCTTTTCTTTTTCTTGGGAGTGTCTTCGTAAGTCTCCATAACGCTTTTTAAAAGTTCTTTCTTCAGCATTCTTCGGTTCTTCCTCATTTTCTGCTTTCTCTTCTGTAGTAACAGATTCTTCAGTTTCGGTTTCACCTTGAGCTTGTTTCTTTAGTAGTTCAAGCTCTTCCTCATCTTTTTTAATTCTGTCTTCATGAGTAGAACGCTTGTCCATAAATGCTGTTTTCTTTGGTGTAGCATCTACCACCATCTCTTGTGCTTGTTCAGCCATTTGTTTTCTCCTTTGGGGTTATCGTAGCCAATTATTGTTGGGGGATAAGTAGCCATCTAATTACAACAAACCTGCCTCTTCTAAATCTGATGCAGATATATCATACAAATCAATTTTATTTTTATCTTTGTGTCTTTTTACATTATTAGAATAAAATTGATTTAAGTTTATGAGCCTAGATTTAATTGTTTTATCTCCACGTAAAAAGGCTGCATAAGTTCTATGATGACCATCAAATACAAAATAATAATCATCAATATAAACAGATAAAATTGGCACGTTTTTTACTTTTTTTATCTGTTTGAGTTTGTAGCACTGTTCTTTATTTAAATACTGTCTAGTCAAAAATAGTTTTTGTAATTCTATATCTGTAATTTTTTCGTGTTGATATAAAAGTAAACCTGAAACATAAATAGAATTAGGAACAGGAAAATAATTTTTAGGTTTAATATACTCAGTCAAAACGACCAGCTAAACCTTTCCTTGGTTTTTTATAGTTTAATAAGCTCCTTTTTTGCAAACGACTAGCTAAACCTTTCCTTGGTTTTTTAGAGTTTACTAAGCCACCTTTTTGCATCGGACCCTGTGAACCCGGACTGCCACCACCCGGACTGCCACCACCCGGACTGCCACCACCCGGACTACTACTACCCGGACTGCTGTCATCATTTGGACCAAAAGCAGACGTATCAGTAAAACCTTTTTCTGCTTGACCTTGTGGTGATTGAGCAGCCTCTTGTGATATTGCATCTAAACCTTTACCTACCTCTTCATCACTTCTAGAGTCATCACGCATTCTATCAAACTCAGGTCCTTGTTGTTTAGTTCTTTCTCTTTCTACTTCAGCTTTTAAAGTAGCTATAGCTTTTTGATTGCCTTTTTTTGCATCTTCTCTAGCTCTACCTTTAGTTCCAGCATAACCATTTTTAGCAGCGTTGCTTAGATATCCAAGCATATCAGATACACTACTATATTCAGCTTTATCAGGGTCAGTTCCTACACCACCTGAATCATAATAAGTTCCTGTACTACTTATTTGACCCGGATTTGTTCCACGTGAAATAAATCCCATTTTATCTCTGTCAGGTGCTATACCAAAAGTATTTGCTATATCTTGGTCTGTAATACCTTTAATACCACCACGAGTAACATTTTCATTTCCTGTTACTAAACCACCAAAAATAGCAGTATTAATAGCATTTTGCTCTGCACGTGCCTCTGCTATAGGGTCATCTATAAATCCTGATGGGTCTGCAAAAGAAGTAGCACTATAACCAAAAGCACCTGTAATAGCATCTCTAGCTCCCATATCAGGTTTACCTGTATCTCTGATACTAGAATATATATCTAATGGATTAACTGTTTTACCTGCAACTAAAGTTGCTACAGTAGTAAGAGGATTTGTTGCAGTTAAAAAAGCTCTACCTGCTTGTTGTAAGCCTTTAGCTAATCCTGTATATCCTTTTGACTTTTCAACAGCATCCATAACAGACACTGCTCTATCAGAAGCACTCATTTTTCCAAAGTTTTCTGTTATTTTTTCTGATGTTTGTTTAGCAAAGTCTGTGCTTACAATAGAATTATCAATACCTCTAACCTGCGATGTTCCTGATAGTACATTTGAATCTCCACCATCAGCCTGTGGTCTTACACTCGTTGTTTGAGGTTTGGGTGCAATTTCAGGTTTTACTGCTTCTTCCTCTTTATATTCAGTGTAACCTTCAGGTATAGGATATATAGGTTTATTATTTACAAATGGTATAAACAATTTTTGTCCTGCAGCATTTCTATATTCTTTTGTAACAGGTCTTTGTCCTTCAGTTGGTATTAAAGTTTGAAAGGTAGGTCCTGTTGTTTTAGGTATTGTTGTAGGTGCTACAGGTGGTATCTGTGTTTTACCACTTGGAACAAAAGGAGTAAATGGTGCTACTGACTGTGCATAGTTTTGAAAGTATGAAGGTGATGTAGCTATATTTGTAGGTACTTGATATGTACCTGTAGGACTTACAAAACCACCTACTTGCATTTCTAAATCATTTATATCAAATGGTAAATCATCAGGCATGGTTGCTTCATCTGCGTTGCCTAACTGACCCATCTTGTCCATAGTATTAATACCTTGTTTAGCTTCTTGTCGTAAGTTCATTAACTTCTCTAAGCCATGATATCTTACAACATCTGCAGGTAAAACAAATTCACCTTCACTTAATCTAGCAGGTATATCATCTCTAACTTCTTCAGCAGTAGATGCTTTTGGAATATCATTTCCTGATACAGGGTCTTTCTTAACAGGAGACTTTGCCATACCTATATCACCAAACATTTCTAGTTGTTGAGATTCTAAGTTCTTTTTACTTGTCTCTGCCATTAACTTCTTCCCTTAATAGTTTTAACTTTTGTAAAGTATAAATACTTCCTTGTGCCCTATGAACAGTAGCAAGGTCATTTGCCTGTTCTAATACCTTATAGTGCCCATATATAAGTTCGTCTAAATACTTATTGAAGTGGTGCTGATGGCTGACCATCGGCTTGAGGTTGCTCAGTATTTGTTTGTCCACCTTGGTTGTCTCCTGTAAATCCCTGTTCTTGTGGTAATGGAACTTGTCCTGTTCCTATATTACCACCACCTGCTCCTGTTGGGTCAGCAGGATTTGCTCCTGCAGGTGCTTGGGGTTGCTGTTGTTGTGGTTGTTCACCTCTAAACTCTTTTAGTAACTCTGCTTGTATAGTAGCTTCTCTCATATCATTAGTGACTTTTTCAGGGTCTAAGTCCATAGCCTTTGCTATCTCTCTAATTATATAATCAAACTTAGCAAAAGGTGCTAGTGCAGGATTAGAAGCTACTTGTAAGAATCCCATCAATCTTTGTGACCTAACTTCGTTAGCCATTAGACTTTCTGTTCCTCTAGCTTTTACTTCTAAGTCACCTTTTATTGCAGGGTCAAAGTTAAACTGCATATTAAATCTAAATAAACCTTCACCTAAAGGTTTTAATAAATAATCATCTACATTTTTAATCACAGTTTTAATACTACCTGATGCAGCATTCATTAACATGGATATACCTGAAGCAGTTCTACCTACACCTGTTACTCCTGTTTGACCATGAGCAAAAGAAGGTAGTCCTGTACTTTCATCTGATAACTGCCTTGCTTTATCAAATAACTGCATATTCTCATTTGATACATTTGGAAACTTTGTACCAAAGATTGCTTGACCCGGTGCTCCACCCTGTCTTCTAAATATTTTACCCGGATATACAGATAAGTCTTGACCCGGAACTAAATTAGTTTCATCAACTTCTATTAATAAGTTTCCTGATAATACAGCATTATCTACTGCCATTCTCATAAAACCATTCATTAATGTTTGCGTATCATCCATGTTTTCTGCTAAACCAACACCAAAGAATGAATATGGATTTAATTCATATGGTGATGCATGATAAGGTATCTTAGCAGGTTTAAATGGATTTAATACAACTCTTAACAATCTACCATTACAAACCCATATGTTTGCTTGTAACTCATCAAAGTTTTGTAAATCTTTAGGTATGTCTATCTCTTGGTCTAAGAGCATATCAACATCCATCATACCCCAATATTCAAGAACTTCAAATCTTTCTATATAGTTTTCTTGATTATAGTCTGTTAAATCGTCTTCCCAATATTTCTTAACATAGTTTTCGCCATCAGCTATTACTTCTTCAATAACATTCTCACGAAAGAAAGGTCTTCTTTTTAAAGAACGTAGCTCAGTTCTTGACATCTTATGTCTTTCTATTACATACTGAGCTTGGTCTATGTTTGTAGAATCAGGGTCAGGATAAAAATTCCAAACCGAAACATTAGTTACTTGTGGCACTGTTTTATAAATAGGACTATATTCACCATCGTCATCCCAATTAGGATATTCTTTATCAATAGCAAAAGGTCCTTTCATAACACCTGTACCAAATAAAGCCATTTCAAAAGCAGTACTTCTTAAATGTTTATTAGCATTTGATTCTTGTAATTGGTCTATGATTTGTTTTTCCATAGATTTAGCTGCTATCATAGCAGGACTAAATGTTATAGCTGTTGGTGTTTTTCCTGCTTCAGGTTTTACATTTTCAATGTCTTGCAGAGTTTCTTGTAAAGGACCAAGACTTTCCTGCAAACTTTTCGCAGTTGCACCTTTAGGTAATTCTTTCCCATCTCCCATGAAACCATAAGGGGATGAGATATTATCCAATCTATCACGTATTTCTTTAGGTTCTTTAGGGTCGAAACTAACATCTTTCAATACTCCTTCAGGTAATTCAGTTGGCTCTATACTTATAGGAAACTTATTTCCTGCAAATAAAACATCTACTATTTGACCATATGCAGCTAGAGTTTTAGTTTTGGTAACTTTAATAAATACTCTAGACTTTTCAGCTTCAGTAAATTGAACGTCAGGACCATATAAACCTCTGTAATTTCTATATGCTCTAACCCACCTAAGTTCATCTTCGTATCTATAATCTTCAGATTTTTTAAATTTAGCCATAACATAGTCAACCATGTTACTAACTTGATAATCTGTCTCAGTTGTTTTGTCAGAGTCCTCTAAAGCTATCGCTTCATCTTCTAACATTATTTCTTCTTCTGCCATATTAATATCCAAATGTTGCGTCAGCTACAGGCATACTAGATTTAGGTCTACCCATAGGCTCATAATCAAATATGCTAAATCTTGGTCTTGACATTATACCATATCTTAAAGCATCATACAAGTGGTCTTCTGCCTTTGTATCCACATCTTCAGGATTCTTTTTATCTAAGGGTATTGAAGGTAACTGCGATATAGTTTCTGTACAAGTATTAAAAAATACCATTCTAGGTTCTTCGGTAAATTCATCTACTTGTAAACGTCTATGTATTTCGTTTTTACCTGATACTCTACTTCCTCTACTTCTATCTGAAGGTCTAAATCTACAACCTTTTTGTATCATCTGTTCAGCCAAAGAAGGACCAGTATCACCACGTTTATGCCAAAGAGAGCTATCCAAAACCCCATACTTAATATTTCCATCATCAGCTTCTAAGTCCAATATCATATCTGCCAAATCTGTGGCAAGGACTTTGCTAACATACAACTCTCTATATACAACAAGTTGCTCATCTGGAGAAACAGCAAACCACAACACAGCACTATAAGAGCCATAACCATAATCACAAGACCTAAACTTAACCCAATTTCTTGGAATGTCAAAAGGTTCAATAACGTGAGTATTCCTATCAAACTCAGTAAAAGCAGCACCTTCTTTAATATCCCAATCGCCTTCAAGCAACTGCTTCTGTTGGTGTTCAGGTAAGGAAAGAAGCATTGCTTCATAGTCTCCCTGACTTGATAGATACGGATTGTCAGATAACCTAGCAGGTATAAATCTTCTTTTAAATAAAGGTTCACCTGCTTTGCTGTGTCCATCAGGATACTTGAGAACCTTTCCTGTTTCAATGTTTGTGGCATTAAATGGTCTTCCATAAGGTGCAGGGTCAATAAACATTTTTTTAACCCACTGATGTCCCGGACCTCCCGGGTTTGTTGTTGCCCTCATGTACACAGGTAAATCGTGTGCAGTAGAACGTAGTCTTGACCTCATGTAATTCCAAGCAAATGGTGTTGCCCATTGTGTTAATTCGTCAAAGCCTATCCAACTAAAAGCTAAACCTTGATATCTTAATACGTCATCATCTCGGTCTAGGTACGACATCCACAGTCTTGCACCTGATGGAGCTACCCATTGCATCTTTCTTTCTGACCACTTTATCCCTTTCCATATGAGGGGATACAATTCTCTTGACTTCCAAACAAGTTCTCTTAGTTCTTCTGTCGTGTGTCGTAATAACAATCCACTAAACTGTGGATGACCCATATATCTTAATGGGTCTGCTAACATGGCATATGACTTACCACCACCTGCTGAACCACCATATAAAACTTCTCTTTCAGGTGCAGCAAGGAACTCTGTTTGAGGTCCTTCGTTTGGTTTAAAAACTATATTCTGTTCTTCTTCAGGTATAGCTTCTACATCATCTGCTACTTTATGCTTTTGCTCCAACTCTACCTTCTTCGATGGCTTTCGCTTTCTCGATTGCTTTCTGGGCATATTCGGACCATCGTTTAAGAGTTCTAGCTTTGTTCTTACGTTGTCGCTCATGTAATAATCTTTTCCTTAAACCTATATGAGATATTTGTCTGCCTGTTTTTGTTGTCAGCCAATTAGCAACTTGTCTAAGTGAATATTGCTTTATATATTTTCTAGCTAACTCTAGTGCTTCTAACTCGTAGGGTATAGGGTCAAGTAATTCTTTATCGTCTTCGTTAACTTTATATCCAAATGGAACAGTCCTAGCTATTCTTGGTATCTGTATCCACTCTTTTTGTTCTTCATCTTTTAAATCTGTTGGTTGTGGTAATTTCCACTTTCCTAAACTTCTATCCATTTTCTTTCTTTGGTGGTAATAACATCACACCACCTGATGCTTCCACCTGTACTTTTTCTGTTTTAACTAATCCAACTCTATCTAACAATTCTTTAGATGCAGATAGTCTATCTCTAATACCTAACTGTGTTGGGTCATCTACACCACTAACCATAGCTACGGCAGCTTTAGGTGCATTACGACTCATATACATTTGAGTGGCTTCCATAATCTCATCTTTCATAGAAGCTACAACACTAGTTGTTGATGTATGTTCTGAATATCCTGCAAGTAGCTTTGCCTGTACGACATCTCCACCTGCTTCTTCAAACAATACATTTAAAAACTTTTGTTGTCTTTCTGTTAGTTCTCTACTCAATGTGGTATTCCTTGTAATGAGACTCTATCTATTAAACGTTGTGCTCTGTTTGTTGTCTGTTTATACCAACGTGAGTCTTCCATTTGATTTGCCATTTCTTGATAGTCTTCCATTTCTACTGCAGCAATCATTTTTCTAAATTTAGATAAACGAGGTTTACCAAGTTGAAATGACATATTAATTAATACGTGTTGTATATCTTCAGGTAATTTATCAAAAGAATTAAATATACTTTGACAATCTTCTATAGCAACTTGAACATCATTTACAAACCAACTTTGTACTTGTTCTTCAGATATAGGTGTTCCTATACGTTTTCCATAATAGTCTTCATCCCACTCAGTAATTAAATGACCTATCCCTCCGGTCAAATGCCCTTCTGAGCAACGATACAACTTATATTCACATCCTTCATCTGCTTGTATTTCTTCTCTTAATGTATGTATATTCATCGTCTAAGTCCTAACTCTAATTGATTCTTACGTATTTCTTTTACGTGTAGATGCCAAAAATAATTTCTTATCTTACCTGTTATAACAGAAATCTTTAGAAATGTCAAGGCTTTCCAACTCATTTCTTTTTTAACATCTTAGCTGCTTGACCTACACCTTTGATTCCAAAGGATGCAGATATGGCTATATACAACAGGTACTGATACCAATCAGGAAGTGTTGCTAGTATGGCAAAGCCATCTTTTACATATTCTCTCATTCCCGGAATAAAGACTAATATAGCAGGAGCTAATAACACAACTAATGCAAATTCATCTTTCCATGAATCCACTGTAGCATCTGCCATCTTACCTTCCCACTCGACCTGACCTGTTGCAACTTTCTCAGCAACAGTAGCACGAGCTTTAGCCTCTGCAACTTTAGCTTGTCCGTCTGCTTTTGTTTTTTCTATTTTGTTTTGAAACCAAGTTCCTGCTAGATTTGCTATTGGTCCTATTAGTGCTTGTATCATTTG